ATCAAGAATCGCTGTTGTACCCGATGCTACTGGAACAGCTGAAACAGTTAACGCCTGCCCTTTTGCAGTGTACCCTGTCCCTGATGTTTCGCCTGATGTTGTGTAAGCTGTTGTCGCTGCACCCAAAGATGCGGATGAAGTATATAACGCCAGATTAAAAGTGTCAGCCCCTGTACCACCTCGAGCCACTGTAGTACCAAATGCGTGAATTCCATTTAATATTTCTACTTTAAATGACGTACACATTGCTTGTGAAATTGCCATGTTTTTCTCCTACAAATCTAAAATTGTTTTAATTAATTCTGAATGTCCCGCTTCACGCAGTTTATTCGCTAGTGTTGTGCGGTCTGACTTCACCGCTTGTTTTAAATAACGTATTAGAACTAGTCTAATATGCACTTTAAAAGCTTCTGCTTGTTCCTTTATTAAAGGATTTGCATCTTTGCTAACATACAGGATTTTATCTAACGCAAACTCAGCTATTTCTTCTGGTGTATGCCCTCTATAAGATGTTGTATGTACCTCAAAATTTAAATCACCTGCTCTTAATTCTTCCATTATACCCCTTTCGTAGTTAAAATTAACCTATTCTTCTGCCTCTCCCAGGAACCGGTATTCTTGCTTGACCGCTTCTATAGGCATCTCTTCTATTTTTACCTTCACCTAAACCTGTTAATAATGCCATTGCTTCTTGATAACGTGCTGTATAGTTAGCTACCGTATCAGGCTCTGATAACATAAATGCAGCTGCTTCCAAAAGAGTCCCATACAAAAGAGCACTATCAAAGTTACTACCCAACCAAGTAGTCCCAGCAGTAACAATAGTTTCAGGATAGTAGTAATAATGTAATTCTGTATCATAGTCAGCATCCGGTGTTGGTCCTAGTAACATGGCAGTATCATCAAAAATAGAGTAATACTCTGGTTTTCCAAAAAAAGGCGTATCTGTATCAGGGAAAGACTCTCTAATAAAATTTACGTCTTTATTTAATAGGTAGGTATATGCATTAGTTACTGGGTCAATTACAGCCATACTAAAAGATGACAACCAATCTGTAGGAAGCCCCATATATTTATTACCTGTAGTCATTTTGCCTGTTACATTTTTTCGTAAGTCAGGTAATTGAGCTGTGTTATAAATTCTTTGCTCGGCATTCTGTATAAATAAATTTATATCTGTTGTCGAATACTGATTCTCAGTATAACTTTGCACGGCTGCTACTAATTCTGTATAAGTCATTACTTATCCTTATGCCATTGGTCCACGAGCTTTAGTGCCTTTAGTAGCTGCACCATTACCACGAGTTTCTACACCTGTTGTCTTAATATCTTTTTCTGGATACCCAGCAAAGTTAGGTACAGGTACATCTTGTGGTTGTGCAAGGCCATCTACCATTTTAGCCTTTCTTTCTTGATTTTCTTTAGCCATATCTTTCTCCTAAGTTGTTGTTACTGTAACAGTACCTAAACCACCGGTACCTTTTAAATCATCAGGTATATCGGGTATTGCTAATAAATTACCTGACCCAACTGGGTTCCACCCCCATTGTATATCTCTACTACTAAATGTTCCATATGGTACAAAACTCTTATCGGGTCTTGGGTCTCTTACAGCTTGTGGGTCTTCAACCGGATACATACCCTGCATATTCTGTGGTTGGTCTGGATTCCAACACTCTGGACAAGCTTTTATATGCGTATTAGTTTGTCTTACATACAAATCTTTTAATTTTTTAAGCTTAAACTGAAAACCACATACATCACAGTCTGCTATGGTATTCTTATTAGTTGTATATTTTCCGCTCATTATCTACCTTTTAAATAGTTTCTATCCACAATAACCATACCACCTTCATTCATTTTTAATATTCCTACGCGATTTTGTTTTAAAGTTCTTTTCCGTGGAGCTTTTCTTTTTGAGTCTTTGTTTATATTTGTTGACTTTTGTGGTTTTGTTGGTGCTGCTGGTTTTGCTACTTTCTTTCTAGCTTTTTCGGCTTTTTTAGCTTTTCGCATATCTTCATAGCCTTTTTCAATCATGCGTTTTTCTTTAGGAGTAGAAACTGCCTTAGATATACCTTTGTCTATATTTCTTAAAATAGGTAATCCTTTACCTGTTCTTAAACCTTCAGCATAAGCTTCTTGAGAGTTAGTCATCTTATCTTTAGATACTTTTCCACCTTTTCTCATGTATCCCATTTTGTTACGTACTTCTGTAGGTAACTTTCCTAAACTCTTCTTTTTATCTGCTGGTACTTCTTTCATAATAATCTCCTAAATATATGAATTTCTTGGTGCTATTATTTCAGTAGCTTTTTCTCTATCTTCTGTAGAAGCAAGTAACCACTGTTCTTCGTATTCTTGTTTTAAAAACTGTACTCTATCTCCGGCTTCAGGTATTTTTATAGATAAATAATATGCTAATCCTGCTACTAAACATGGTAAAAATCTAAACGGTATATCTTGTGTATTTACTCCAGTTCCTGCATCTGCCATTCGTTTTAAATACCAATATACAAAAGTATAAGTATCAGTAGAGTCTGGTACAGGCCATACAGTAAATTGAGGTACTTCTGGACCTCGTCTATCTATATAAATTTGTATTGGTCTGCCCGTGTCATTCTTACTTGGTATTGATGCGTAAGTAGGATTTGACACCCTTGAAATAGATATGTCTGACTGAGTTGTTCCCGTCCCAGTTCTTATGACTTGACTGATAAGGTCGATAGTAGTCGCGGGCAAATCGTAAGTGGCTGTACCGGCAACTAATGGAATAGAATCTTCTTCTACTGTCCATAAATTTATGCCTCGGTTAGCCCATTCAATAGTTAATAAGTTTAAGCTGCGTGCAGCTGTTCTTAAATCATATCCTGTTCTTAACTCTGCTCCGCATCTTTCAAATGCTTCTTCTACGAGAAGGTTTAAGTCTAAATTAAAAGTATGAGTACCTGATGTAGCCATTATGTTTTCCTTGTTGTTCTTTTACGTCTAAGAGATGCAACTCTTCTTGGTTTACCTGCTGGTTGTCCAAGTCTTTTCTTTTGTGCAATCCTAGACCTCTTTTGTGCTGCTGTCATTTCTCCAGATGTCTTTGGAGTTTTGCTAGAAACACGTTTACTAGGTCGGCAATAAGGAGTTCCTCTCCCATCACCTTTTTTTCTACCACAAGCTTTACCAGTCTTTACGTCTTTCCAATCTTCTTTGAACCAACGTTTTAAAGCTAGTCCCTTTTTGGTTTTACGTACAGCCATTATTTCTTACCTTTCTTTTTCCTACATTTAGCAATAGCACCAGAAGCATAAGCACTAGGAAATACTTTATATGATGACTTTACTTTATGATAGCAAGCATCTTTTACGCTTCCACCTTTTTTCATTTTAGTAGGTTTAGTATGACCATAACCTTTTTTCTTAAGCTCTAAATGTTTAGCCATGGTAGGAGCTTTCACACCTTTACCAGTCTTTTTATCATACATCATATGAGACTTAAAGGCTTTGACTTTACCTCCAGCCTTCATTTTTTTGGGGTTCATAATTCCCATACCTCTAGATTTCATCATTATTTATGCATCGCTCTAGTTCGTCCACGGATAGCTATACCATCCACTTTGCAACCACCAACTTTACCACCTTTTTTCATTCCCATAGAAGCTTGAGCTTTTCTTTGTAAACTTCTACCCATTTTTTCTTTCTTAGTAGCAGAGCGTCCAATACCTATAGCATCTTTAACTTTATCTAATGTAGATTTTTTTTCAGGAAATCGTTTTTGTAAAACTTTTTTTTCTGTTTTATTTGCTTTATCAAAAGGTTTAAAGCTAGATGAAGCTTTCTTTTTTTCTTGTAAAGGTGGTAAATTTTTCTTTGTTTTATAGTCTGGTTTTGGAGCATTAGATTGATTTGGCTTAGCATCTTGAGATTTAATTGATGCTTTAGGTTTATCATCTGCACGTTTAGTTGTGTAAGATTTACCATTCCACATAAAAGTTTTTTTATTAGCACGTCTAGCATCTGCAAAAGTTTTACCAAAAGAAGAAGTAGTTTTTTTAACATCTTTTTTAACATCTTTTTTAACATCTTTTTTAGCGTCTTTTTTAACGTCTTTTTTACCAGAAATTAACTTATCTATTCTTTTACTGTAGGCAGTAAAAGTTTCACCTTTTTTTCTAGGATTTCTGTTTTGCATCATCTTTTTAGTAGCTCTTCTTGCAGATGTATCATCACGTCTTTTAATAGTGTTTTCTTGAAAGACTGACATTTTCTTTTCAAGCGGTGGTAATTTTCTGCCTTTACTATCTACAGCCATAATTTTTCTCCTTATCTCATACGTCCTTTAGTACGACCTTTTGTAGCAATACCGTCTGCACGTTTAGATGCTGAACTAACTGCTCCACCTTTTTTGTATCCTTTGACTTTACCGCCAGCTTTTTTATTTTTAATTTCTTTTACTACACGTTTTTTTTCA